GCATCGCTGGAGCTATGGCGGAGTCGAACTCCACCTCATATCTACACATCAGGCGACCCAAGCCGATTGTTGTATCGGAGGAGAATGCTGCATAGAGAAGCCAGGCAGGTACGGAAATATTAGCTAACGTAGTGGAGGCAGGATTGTTCTTCACTACGTACCACCGGAATTGAGCTCTCTGTGGGTTGTACATCACCATATCGGTTTTGTCCCACACAGAAGCCTTCCTATTTCCCTCGGTTTGTAGAATGTTGGTGGACGTAGGCGCACCAATATCATTCTCGTCGAATACCATAACCAGAGTAATCTGGCCGGGTGTGGTCGAAGCGCACACTGGTTCATACCAGCATTTCAACGACCGGAAGCGGTAGCGGCTATAATTAGCTCCAATCTGTTGGAGCCACGCGAGGGCAGGAGATGCGGCTGAAAGCGGGAGAGCTCCTACTACCTCGGTATTAGCAACCGCTGAGGACGTAATAAAAGCCATGGGCTCTTCATTGCAAACCGTCGTGATAGACGGTCCTCGGCGATTTCCGCTACGAGTGGTGGTTTTGGGACTTGCTACTGGGGTTCTCAAACTCCGAGCTACGGGGGCATTATGGATCGCCGCGCCCGCTCTTGAAGCTCGTCGGGAATTGGGTCTCTTCTTCGCGGCATTGCCGCGTGTGTTGGGCGCCATCTTTCTAGAACGGTTTTGTCGATGGAGCCAATTGCACCGACTCTAGATACCGACGGATAGATGGCCAGTGGGGGTTGGTTCCCAGCTCGAATTCTATGTCATGGAACTGGGGGGTCTTGGAACTCAAATATCTATAGAGGGTCTTGGCCCAAGGGACCAGGAAAGATCCCTCCGCCTCAATCTTGTGCGAACAAAACTCGACGGAGTCCAAAATGCCCTCGAAATCCGTGGGGCACAGCTCATACTCCTTGCAGGTGTGACCCAAAGCAAGGTACTTAGCTGGGGCGCCCTCCACGAACGCCTCCACGGAATCATCTCCCATAGCTATGCACCATTCGGCGCCTATGATTTCCGCCATCAAGCAGCGGATTCGTGAGTTCATGGAAGATGTCAGATATGATCCTGATTTCATAATGCCAGGCAGCTCCTGCGCAATCAAGGTGCCATCTGACAGTTGAAACAGACTGAGACTGAAACAAGCAAACCGATTTCGTACCGCGTTCAACAAGCGCGGATTATCTTTAAGGCTTGGCTCCATTAATTTCAATCTCATATATAGTTCCGCCTCAAACTCCCACTCTTGGACGGACCAATCGAACCCCGAAATATCTGCACAAGCAGCTTTGGCTCGATTGGATTTCATTTTGAGATCAGAGAACAGCTTTTGAGCCTGGTCTCGCAGGGCTAAGCCCATGCCAGGTTTGGAAGGAATCTCAGACCACAGAGAGATTTCAAAACGATTTTGTGCTCCAAAGAGCAGTCTCTCCACGATCTGATCCACGACGGAAACTGATGATATCAAACGATATCTACGTTGCTTCATCTTCTTCCGGGTATGCGGCTCCTGTTTGACAAATATTCTAACAGGATCGCAGAAGCCGTTCTCTACTAGATCAACTGCGGTAGCGTGGCTAAGATCGGCATCTGAAGCAAGGAGCATCAGGCGTTCATAAGCGCAGTTGACTAGCATAAGGCTGTGTTTACTGATTAGTTCCTCGTTGGTAGCAGCTATGGCTGCAAAAGGCGCCCCGGGGGAAGCATCTCGCTTGATTTCTGTGCGAAATCGACAGCAAGCGTTTCTTTAATTCCACTTCATCCCATGAACGAAGCACAGGATCAACTGGTCCTCGGAGGTACTTGAGCAGCAACCGGTCGCAGGCCTCAATTAAGTTTGGCGGGGCTGGTACTGCGCGGTGGTTTTCTGCTTGGAGGGTAAGGG